AATCTTCGCGAAAGAAAAGTGGCCTGTCCGGCCAGCTTCGGCTCCTTGGCTTTGAGCACCATCCGAAAGCGTGCAACGTCGCCGACCCACTTAGTGAGGTCGAAACGACGGTCCATTGCCGCCAAAAGATCGTCCCCTAAGATGAGGGCACGAGCTCGGCGACGCTGGCGTTTGCACGCTACTGCGAACATCACTGTGTTGTACAGCGAGTTGCGGACGGTGGTCTCGGTACAACCAGTTGGAAGCTGGTTGGCAAGGTTGGCACGGATGCCGAAGTTCCTGTTTTGCACCCGGAAATTTTGGATGCTGCGGAGGAGACGCGGGTACCAGGCCGCGAAATTGACTTTGTGCAAGAAGGCGATGTATATGTCCAGTACGCTATACTTCTGCAATTTGTCATTGGACGAATAATCTCCCTCCACATGCTGTGTGAGGGACGGGTCCGCTTGGATGAACTCTGCCAACTCGACGTCAGACGTCTTGTAGGCATATTTGACAAAGACATCCCCGACGGGAGTGTCTTTGGTGAGTTCGATGAGCCTTTCCATGGCGATCATCGCGGCCGGGCCGGTGACAGCATTGTAAGCGTCATTGCCGGCGTAGATTATTCTGGGTGCCCAATTGGGGTCATCCCTTTTGATTAGGATCTCTTGCTTGACGCTCAAGTCCTTGGTACCCAGGTATTTTGGGTCCGCCCACGCGACTTGATCGCTGTAGGCATTCTCCATCCGTTTCCTTTTGCTGTCATCAAATTTGTTGAGCCAGCGTTGGCGGTCGGAGTCGTTCTCATCCCAGTAGTTGTCGGCGAATTTCTCAGGAAGTGCCCTGATAATTGCCATCGCTTCGTCGTAGACGTCCTTCTGAATGTCGTCGTCCCCATGCTTCTTAAAAGAAGGTTTGTTGTTGCACCGCTTGTTGAAGGCGGCCATGATGGAACTAAAATCATTCGACGTGCTGAGTGGGACACATTGTTCGACAAGCGCGCCCAGTTGGTTGACCGGGTTTGGGGCGTCCTCAAAGGAATGCTTGCCGTCAGTGAGCTCGAAAGGAACTTCGAGCGAGAACTCACGAACCGGGACTACTTTAAGTCTGCCGGAACCATCATACAAATCCGATAACCCGTGGTCCAGGGTAACAGGAGGCATGGAACCTGCCGCAGCCCTGCGCTCACGTCGCTCACGAATGTTTCGTCGGACAACATTGTGAGCT